TGCCTTATGACCAGACAATACCAATACCCATGCCTGTGCAAAGACCGCCAGCACCAGAACCTAAAGACTTATTCCCTTTAGGTGCTATAGACATAAACACACGAGCACCTGCACCAGTTACTAGCCAGCCAATCAACATTGCAGTGGACGAACTAGCTAATGAACTTGGTACACTTACGCCAGCAGTTGCACCGACACCAGCGGCAGTTGCCGCACCAGCAGTTGCACCGACTACAACACCAAAAATGTTTAGTTCGGTATTGAACCCACCAAAGCCGAAACCAGAGGTAGCGGCTAAAGAGACTTTGGATGCTTTACTTGATGACCTGTTAGATATGGAAAGTAGCCTAAACGCTACACAGAAAAAGACATTGGCTTCGTTACAGAAATTGGTAGACGACCCTAAAGCTAGTACAAAGAAACTGGAAGAGGGAGTTACAAGGGCTAACAAAATACTAGGAAGGTAATAGTGTGAATATCTCAAAACAGAAAAGCAAGATACAGCTAATACAAGAAATATTAGCTTCTAGGAAAGCGGCGTGGGAAAACCAGCTTAAGAGATTCATACCCGAATTGCCCCACGCCGAAGCAACTGACAAGCAAGTTGAGTTCTTTAGTGACACTAGTTACTACCGCCTACTTAAGGCAGGTAACCGTACAGGTAAAACCTTTAGTACTACACGTGACATGGCGTGGAAGTTGTGTAGAACGCACCCATACCGTGGGGATTTTAACTGTGTTGAGTATTGTAAGAAGTCGGGGTTACGGCCATTGGATATTTTTGATGCTTACATGCAAACTAAGCCAAAAGTATTCTGGATACTTGGACCTGACTATAGCTTCCTCGATGACACTTTATGGAAAATGTACCTAAAGCAAATGATTCCGAGTTGGTTTTATACTGATGACGACGGTAAAGAGAACATAACTTATACACAACAAGGGAACATTTCGGAGATACAATTCCGCAATGGTGACATACTACAGTTTAAGTCATATGCCCAAAGAATATTAAGTTTGATGGGACGTAAAATTGACCAGATTCTAATTGACGAGATGCCGCCACATTTACAAACGCTAACAGAATTAATGATGCGTTTGCAGGATACTGGCGGTGAGATGACCATGGGCTTCACACCATTAGTTACTTGTGATGATGTAAAGCAAATGCTGGAGAGCCACCCAAGTGTTAGAATCCATACTTGGATGATTTATGACAACCCACTATACAGAGACAACCCAGAAAAGCTAAGACGATTTATTGAGGACTTGGGTTCTATGCCGAAGAATGAGCTAGATGCCCGACTAAACGGCGAGTGGTATTATGAACTAGCGGGTGGATTAGTGTATGCTGGATTACAACCAACCGTAGTAGAGCCATTTGACATACCGCTCTCTTGGAGGCGGGCTAGAGTGGCAGACCCAGCCATTAGTTCGGCTACTGGCTATAGTGAGTACGCAGAAGACCCACGTGACGGAACTTGGTACTGTTACAAAGCTTTAGAGTTCCAATGGAGCACTGCAGTAAACCCAGAGTTACTTATAAAAACATTAGAGGATTTAAGGCCGTACCACGATTACCCTTACCTTATGAGCATCTATGACAATGCCGAAAACTGGTTCGGGTTTGTCGCCCCACACTGGAGTGCTTGTATGCACAAGAATCGGGAGATAGCCATAAAAACAGTAAAGGATTTAGTAGCCGCTGGTAAAGTCAGGTTCTTTAAAGGACATACTGAATTACTACTTGGGCAACTTGCCAATTACAAGACCCGTGAAGATGGAAGCATTGTTAAGAAAAATGACCATTGCTTGGATACTTTACATTACTTTTGTAGGCAAATACCACCTTATGACCCAACGTTAGCAGAGGAACGACCTAGCTTACAACGTGAAATAGTAATGTGTGCATTGCGACAAGCCACTAAACCTGATACAGTGATTAGTAGCAACGCCCGACAACGCCCTAAGTTTGGTGCGAATCGGGCTATTCGATAGGAGGTAATAATGGTTTATATTGGAGTATTGGTATTAGTAGCCATAGCCTTACAGGCTTACACTATTTACCAGCATAAGTCGCAAACTGCTTTATTGGCTGTAGTGTTTACTAGGTTAAATAAACTAGAACACTTAGAGAACTTATTTATAAAATATGAAGCTAGTATTAATTTAGCAGCTGATGCAGCCGACAAACTAAACAAACAACAAGAGCGTTTAGAGACACTGTACCAATTTAACACAAAGGCAGTGGCTGTTGTGAAGGAGATAGCTAAACAGAGGAGCACTAGATGAAAATTCGTGAGCTAGACTTACAAGAATTTAGCAAACTAGTAACTAACCGCTATAAGCTTGGTATTGATGCAACCCGTAGACTTAAAGCGGAGTTCGACAATGCTAACGCTACTTACCAAATGGTAAGTAAAGGCGGTGCACATGGACTTGGTGGTGACAACCCATTAGCTAGATTTATTAAAGAGCTTGAAGGTACAGTAACTAACGAAGCGACCGGAGCACCAGTAATACTTGGTGCAGAGTCACTTTATGGGGCATTGTTTATACACTCAAAGTTGTGTGTTACAGACCCTGCAGCCCATTGTGTGCCAGCAAGTAACGACTATGAAGATGTATTAGCCGCTAAATATGGTACGTTATTCATAGAACACTTACTAAATAAGAAGTCCTTAGCTGACAAAATAGAGAAGACTATTTACTTAGACACTGCTATTTTTGGTAATGGGATTGCGTTTGTAGGTTGGAACTCTAATAAAGGTGTCGTTAAGAAATTCGTGCAAGGCACTAGCGAAGTTACGATGAGTGGCGACTTTGAGTTCAGGCGTGTGAACCCTTACACTTTTTTACCGCAACCTGATTGCATTGACCTTGAAGAATGTGAATGGTGTTTTGAGAGGCACAATATTACACTAGAGGAATTGTGCTACACTTACCCAGAAACGGCTGAGAAAATAAAAGAGTTCCACAAAGAGTCACAACAACATATTAAGAAATATGACAATACAAGCACTAGCTCCAGTGAAGAAGCTGAAGTAATTACAGTGCTAGAGTATTGGGAGAAAGCCTTACCTTGGAACGGAATGAACGGTAGACATGCAGTATTCCTTACTAGAGAAGAAGGGCAAAATAAAGAACCAGTAATGAAATGTATCCTAATAGAAAGCAACCCATACCAACACGGCGGCTTACCATTTATTATGTTAAGTGATATTGATATTGCTGGCTCACTTTGGGGAATTGGGCGACTAACTATTTGCCAACCAATCCAAGAAGTGATTGACCGTATTTTGAGTATTGTTTACGACAATACCGAACTGCACGGGCAAATACACTTGGTAGTTCCTGACGGTACACACAACCCCGACAACTTACGTACTGACGACCCGACACATGTGTTTAAGTTCAATGCTGCAATGGCTAACGGCCAAAAGCCAATGCAAATGCAACCAAGTATGGTTAGTAGTGACTTTTGGAGACAGTACGAACTATACAAAGGTCAGATAGATAGTATCTTTGGTGCTGGTGAATTTAGCCAAGGTGAGATTAACCGTGAGCTGTCAGGATTCGCAGTACTTACTGCCATAGATGCAGACGATAAATTCCGTGTGCGACTATTTAATAAAAAAGTACAGATGCTAAAAGATTTATATGGTAAACTACTAAGTATTGGACAACAATACCTAGACGAAGGTGACACTATTCGTGTAGTTGGCCAAGAGCGAATGGCTGCTGCACAAACCTTTAAAGTTTGTGACTTGAAAGGTAGATACGACGTACACGTTGGTTTTGGTAGGTTAATGCCAAATGACCCAAGTGCACAAAAAGAATACTTGTTACAGTTACTGCAAACAGGTTTGTTACAAGAAGCTGGAATTGACCCTAAGAAGTTAAGTGCCTTGCTTATTGATGGTAACTTGATAGACTTTAGCAACCATATTGACGGTGCTAAACGAGTGCAAGAAACTGAAGTAGTTAAGATGCTTTCGGGTGAGCAATGCCCAGTGTACGAATACATGGAACATGCAGCACACCTTGAAGTGTTAAATGAATTCATGAACACAGTATTTTTTGAGTCATTGCCTGCTAACATCAAGGAAATATTTGAGTCACACAGCAAAGCACATGTAGATGTGTTTGCTG